CCCGACCCATCAAACGATTCAACTCCGCCAGCCACGCCCCCGGGCCGTGCGTCGGCGGGGGGCCGTCGAAGACGCCGGAGTCCTCTTGGATCGCCCGGCGCTCGGCCTCCCATTCGGCCAGGGCCTCGGCGTCTTCGGCCACAGCGACGGCGGGGGCCTCGGAAGGGACGGCGAGCCAGGCGGGCGGCCAAGCTGAAGCGCCTACGCGACCGCCTGCGGATGCGTAGGACTGCAATTTCTTGCTGCTGAACGGGTTACGGAAAAGCCTACGCGAACCTACGCGAGATTCGCCATTGCAGCTTCTACTTTGCATCTTCCTCTCCCGCATCCATCCCCATCCCCATGCGAGCCTTCCTTGGATCGCATGGGGGATTAATTTCTGAAAATCGCGTAGGCTCGCGTAGGCTGAAACGCAAGCCGTGTCTGTTTCAGGGGTTGCGGGAGCGTGTTCGCGTAGGTTGTCGCGTAGGTCCCGCGTAGGTTGTCGCGTAGGTTGCCGGTCAGAACGCCACTTTCAGGCCGATGCCGAAATAGAGCCGGACAGGTTTTGGGTACCCCGGTCGGGTCGTCGGCTTCGATGTCTGGACCTCGGGGGCGGCCGCCTTTAGATCCCGTCCGAAGGATGTAGCGACTCCCGGGTGGTCTCGGCCGTTCTCCGTGCACCACCGCTTCCAGGCGTTGAACAGGTCGCCGGTGACAACTTCTCGCCCCGGACCAACCTCGCATTCCTCTCGGATGAATTGACCGACGGGGGATGACAGGTCGAGTAGCTGTTCGATCAACTCGCCGCCGCTGGCCGGTTGCTGAAAGTAGCCGCGGGCGTTGAGACGCCTCCAGCCCTCCACGGCCCAAAGCAGGATACCGGGGAGCTCCTCCAGCAGTTTGTTTGTGAGCCCCGGATCTTCTTTGCCGTAGAAGGTCCGTGTGAACTTCAAGATGATGAACCGTCCCGCCAGAGCCCCGGACGAGTCGGGTAGCCTGGGGATCTCGTTCGACAGGATCACTAGCCGCGTCGGGAGTTTCCCCGTCCACGCCGGCTTATGCTTCACGTCCACTGTGAGCGTGGCTTCCCCGCTGATGGACAGCAGCCGTTCCGTAATGATGGACAGGTCATTGCGGCCGGTCAGCCGCGCGTCGTCAACAATGCAAAGCCGCTTGCCGATCAGCGGGGCCAGTCCAAAGTTCCCAGCCATCGCCGACAAGGTTTGACCAGCCACGTTCGCCTTGCCGACCAGCGCCGTCAGGACTCGCGCGGCCACGCCCTTTCCGGCTCGCTTCGGGCCGATGAGTCCGAAGATTTTTTGTTGGGTCGTGTCGGCCGTCAGAGCCAGCCCGAAGACCTCTTGCAGCGTCTCGACCGCCTCTTTGTCACCTGGGAAAACCTGATCCAAGAACTCGTGCCACAGGTCCGGGCGCGGGGCGTTCAGGTCGATGTCGTAGTCGAGCGAGAACCGTGTGTAAAAAGCCGGGGTTGGCCGCATGGTCGCCCGGTCGCCGGCGACAAGGCTTGGCAGATGGAGCAGCATGTTGCGGGCTGGAAGGACCTCGTCGGCCGGGAACGGCTCATCATCACCGAGCCAGCACGGCTCCTCTTTCTCGCCGTCGATTTGAGACAACGAACGAAGCGCCAGCGCCACGCCGTTGACCACCGAGGTTGAAATCTTTTTGCGGTCCTTCGGCTCCAAGTCGGCGTTGAGCTGCATGAGATGCGCGTGGGCCGTTCGGGCAACCTCCCCTTGGACTTCCATGTCGTCCCGCGGACGATAGGCCGAATCCCTCCAGAGCAGGAACTCGCCTCGATGGTGAATGAGGGTTGGCAAGCCGTCGAACTTGTACTGCCGCCGATGCAAGGCCGCGATGGTGTACGGGTCGTCTGGCCGCGCCACGTCCGCCCATGGAATGTCGTCGTCTTCCGGCGTCCATTTCCGGGTCTTGCCCGCGATCTCCGCCAGGTCCTCGGCGGTCCCGCCCTGGTCCAGCCAATCGGACACGTCGCCCTTCTCGGGCAGGCCGGGGAGCTCGACCACCGCGACGGAGGCCGCCACGCCCGCCAGGGACCGCGCCACGGTCTCCGCGTGGGTTCGGCCGGGGTCGTCATTGTCGGGCAAGATGACGACGTTCCGGCCGCTCAGAGGGGCCTCGTAATCGGTGGACCACTTCTTAGCGCCCATCGGGCTCGTCGTCGCGATCAAGCCGATGGAGCGGAGCCGATCAACGTCCTTCTCTCCTTCGACCAGATAGACCGTCTCGGCCGGATCGACGGCGGCCAGTTCGGGGAGGCGATAGAGAACCCGCTCCGCGTCGTACAGGCGGTTCAGATACTTCCCGGCCTGGGGCGCGTAGGCGTTCTGAAAGAACTTCTTCCCACCATCCGACGTGGGGACGCGAACGACCCGGAAGAGGATCGCTCCGGCTTCATCGCGGTACGTATAGACAGTGTCTATAGGTCTGGGGTCGAGAGCCCATTTGACGCCGGCCAGCACCACGTCTTCCGGCAACGGGTCGGTCGCCGTCTTGACGCTGAATCCAGCCGGGAGCTTGGCTTTCTTCGCCTTGCCGTTGGCGCGCGGGGCAGCCTGGGGACCGCCCTCGGCGACGACGGTGAACGGGTCGCCCTGGGTTTTGCCCTTCGGCTTCATCCTGTAATCGGGTCGATCCGCCGGCGCGTGCTCGATCCCGCACGGACAGGGGCCGCCGATGAAGTGCAACCAACATTCGGAGCGATCGTCGTACTTAGCTTGCCCCGCGTGCTCCTCTCGCGAGCAATGGACGGCCTTCCCGTCCGCGCTGGTGCCGCCGCGGCATCGCTCGCCGGCCCCGCGCTGATCTTCGTCGCAGCCTCCACAGATTGGACACGTTACCCCACCGCGATGCGAGACCCACTCGCCGTTGACGAAGGACGTCGACATGTTATGATTGTTTCCGGCTTAGAGACGCGCCGGCTAAGGGGGTCATCACCTCCCCTTAGCCGGCCATTTTCGTTTTTGAAGCTGTTCATTGCCGAGTCTCCCGAGGCCCTTGGTTTTCAATTCACGCCCTCCGCTCGGAGGGCTATCGCTGGGGTCGTCACTGGTGTCGGTCGGGGGTCGTTGCTGGTTAGCGGTTGCAAGCCGCCAGAAATTCGGACAAGGCTTCACGCCGGAACCGCACGGCCCGGCCGACCTTGATCCGTCTCAGGACGACGATCTCCCCTGTCTCCCGGTCCCTGAACCCGTGGCTCGCCCACAGCCGCACGGTCGACGGATCGACCCTCAGCACGGCCGCCGCCTCGTGAACAGTCAGTTCTTCGCCTGTAAGCTCCAACGTCGCGTCCATTGCCACTCTCCTTTCGGTCGCCAAATCAGCACCGCCGCGACAAGCGTACATCATGTCGCGGCAGAAGCAAGGTCAAACTAATTGATCCTTATAGGTGCATACCCCCGCAAGTCGCGCGAAACCAAGCAAGCCATGCAAACGCCGCACGGCCTGCTTGGTCCGTGTTGCCTGAAAGCAACAGTCGTGCTCACATGTAGAAGTTCGGCTCCAACGTGAGCGTCAGCGGCTCGCCGTTGACCGTGATGTTGGCGGCGCAACCGCCGTTGCCCGTCAGCGAGGCGTCCACGTCGCCGATCTCGGTTTCGAGCCAGTCGAGGACCCGCCTTCGCATGGCCCGCGTCGCCTCGATCCGCTCGGGCTCATCCGGCTTGGGCATCCCCTGCATCGGCGGCTCCGCGTCCGGGAGATGCAGCCGCGCCGCCAGAACGTGGCCGTCGTCGAGCTCCACGCCCGCCCACTGCGCGGCCCTTCGGGTGCTGGCGAATTCGTCCCAGCTCTTCCGGTCCTGTTTGAAGACATCGAATTCGATGTCCCGCGGCCAGCCGTCGGCGGTCACCGTGAATCGAAGGTTCGCCAGAAGCTGAAGCGTCTCCCGGCCCGGCGTCGTCGCCACGTCGGCCGGCTCGACGACGTGAATCTGGGTCGTCGCCGGGTCGTCCCAGCCCGGGGCGACGATGATCAGGATGTCGTCGATCCGCGTGGCGATCGGCCGGGGAATCCTTTCTCGCGGGTCCATTCCGTGCTCAAGGCAAACCGCCGAGAGCAGCAGTCCCCGGGCTTGGCAAAACGGCTCGAAGCACTCTTCGTGAAGCCGGTCGTCGGCGTCGTTGGATTCGTCGGTCGACAACGACTCGGCGTCGTGGCGGGCGTCAAGGGCGGCCCTGGCGTTCTCGTAGGCGGCGAGGGCGGAACGGTACTGAGCAAGCAAAGCGCGCGTCATCGCGTGTCTCTCTTCCATTGAGTTGGGTCGTCGTGAAGGAGGGGACCGACCGGGGCGACCACCCCGGTCGGCGTGGGAGACGTGAGAGGGGGTCAGTTCAGGTCGCGGCCTTCGTGGATCTCGCGGACCATCTCATGGAACGCGCGGCGGTCGGCGTCCAGCGTGTTGAGCCACAACTCGTATTCGTCGAGGTCGGCGGTGGTCGGCCCGTAGCAGGGAGCTCCCCCGGCCAGGGGCGGGAGCGAGGCGGCCAAGACCTCGAGGGGCGTCTCGTCGGCGGGCTCGGGGGCGGTGGGGTCAAAACCGCGCTCGAGCAGGAGCTCGGCGAGCGGCTTCGCGGTCGACAAGATGGGAAGCCTGGGGTCGACGGGCTCGGTGTCGGTGTCGATCGTCGCGAGGGCCTCCAGCGCCGCGAGGGCCTGGACGCGGAGGGCGTCTTCGCGGCGGGAGGCGATCGAAGTTCCGTTGGAGCTTCGCGACGCCAGGCCGAAGTATTCAGCGACGGCGGCCAAAGCGGCCTCAGCGGATTCGATGGCGTGCAGGTCGATGATGCTGTACATTAGTGGTCTCCAGTCTTGATCTTCGCGGGTCACGGGTTGGGGACACCGGCCCGGGGGAGTCTGAACCACTCCGCCCGGGCCTCTTCGTTCACGTCACTTCTCAAGAAACTTGAGGATGGCGGCCAGCTTCGCGGCCGTCCCCTTCGCCTCAAGGTCAAGATCGCCGAGGCGGTCGTAAACCTCGTCCAGCGCCGCCTGATTCTTCTGCCCCCGGATCTGGGCGCGGGCGCCTTCCAGCGTGTCCGAGGCGTCGTCAAACCGGCCCTGGTAGTGCATCTCGAAGGCGATCTCGCCGTCCGACTCGTCGCGGGTCTTGACGATCTGCCAGTCCGCGTCCACCGCCCATCGCTTCAATTCCGTGCAGGTCATCGTCCGGGTCTCCGTGTGGTGATGATGCGTCGGGTCAACTCGCCCGACACCCAAACTGTACGTTACGCCGTTACGCAAGTCAACACGTTTCACGGAAATTTTGTTGCGTTTTGCCGATTGATACGCAATACTGTCTGTGGGCGGACGAATTCATGTTGCGTTAGACTATCCGTGGACCCAGTAACCCCACGGAGAGACGCAATGGCTCGAAAGAAGGCGCAGGACACGGAGAAAACAGACATGCCGGCAGTTGAGCAAAAACTGCGGATGGTTCGCTTGGAGCTTCCAGAAGACTTCCACAAGCTGCTGAGGCTGGAGGCGGCGAAGCGAGACATTAGCCTCGCGGCGCTCGCGCGGGAGGCGGTCGAAGCCTATCTAACGCGGGCGGGCAAGGCGTCCGGCCGATGAAGCGAAAGACCAGCGAGGGCCTCGATATGGACGACGAACGCCCGCTCACGATCGCGCAGGCCGCCGCGTTCTATCCGGTCGGGACGAACGCGAGCACGATCATCCGACACATAACGCGCGGCGTCCGCGTCCGGGGCGTCGTCGTGAAGCTGGAGGGCCACCGCATGGGCGCCCGGTGGGTCACCACCGCCGAGGCCATCGAGCGGTTCGTCGACCGGCTCAACGCGCGGGCGGGGGCCGATCCAGTTCCGCCGGCACGGAGCCGGGCGTTTCGACGAGCCGAGGCGTTTCTGGACAAGATCGGCATGTGAGAAGAAAGGACGGGCGGATGAACATCGACTACCAGGATGGCCTCGATGACGCCGTGAGGTGGGTTGATCTCATCGCGGGCAACGCGCAGCTTGAGCGGATGAGAGCCATTCGGCAAATCCCGGAATGGCCCGCCGGCACCGACAAGATCGCGTCGACAATCTTCTTCGTCGACTTCGAAGAGTCGAGCGGCGTGAGCGATGTCGAGATGCAGCTCGCCGCCGAGCAGTCGTTTGAGACTGCAATGAAGAAGTCGCGGGATTACTTCGACGGCTTCCTTGACGGCCTCGGGGTCGTCAACGGCGCGGCGCCATTCGCCTAAAGGTGTTCAGACACACCTTTGACCCACGCCGCCGGCCCGGGCCCGCCCTGGTCGGCGTTTTTCGTTCCGCATCGCTCCCGCGCCAGGCTGGACTTGATCCCGAAGGCGCGGGATAGTGGACTCGCTCGGTTCGCGACGGTCGCGACGAGCGCATGAAAAAAGCCGGGGTCGCGCCAACGACCACCGGCTTAAAGAGATTCAGGTGATATTCAATGATCGGCTCTTCCCCGGCCCCGGTCAAGGCGTCTCCACGCCTTGGCTTTCGATTCCGCCCTCAGCCCCTCGGAATCGAATCGTTCAACCTGCCCAGCACGGCCGTCCTTCTCTTCACGATACTCGTTGACGAGTCGAAGCGCCGGGGGTGGCGAACCCGACTCACGAACGCGGCCCTGGGCGCCCGGCTCAATCGGTCGGTCGCGACGGTCAAGCGACTACTGGCGTTGCTCGAATCCCGGGGGCTGATCCAGCGCGAGCACGTCGCCGATGGGCGGATCAGGACCGCCACGAAAGTCACCTGGGACGGGGTGGCTCAGCCATGCGCCACTGAACAAGCGTCAGTGGCTCAAAGTCAATCCGGGGGTGGCTCACTTCCGCTCCGGGGGGTGGCTCATTCCCAAGCCACAGACTTAGAGCGCCCTCCCGAGAGCGCCCCTTCAGACGGGGAGGTTTCCCCCTCGAAGGAGGAGAAGGGACAGAGCTCGCCCCCACTCTCGGCCGAGGATGTCCGTCGCGCCATCGCCGATGGAGTGGCCGGGGTGTACGCGCCGGCGTTCTTCCCCGCCGAGCCGCCGGCCGCCTCGTCGCCCCACAGCGAGCCGCCGGTGAAGGTCGACGCTCCGGCCAAGCCGGTCACCGCGCGAGCCACTACGCCAGCGAGGGCGGCCACGGCGAAGCCCTACGGCGGATTACCGCTCCATCGGACGGGGGTTCACGCCATCGCCGCGGCGTATTCGCCGGAGTTTGGAGCGGTCCGCAACACGCCGGAAGGGCTCCGGTACCAGGCCGAGCACTGGCGCGAGCTGAGGGCGGACCTCCCCCCTGCCCTGCCCATCGAAGGCCCTCCGCCGACCGGGGAGCGCCCGGCGATCTTGCCAAATCCTCCGAGTCGAGGCGCTTTGGCTAATCCTGGGAAGCTGTGACGGACGATCTATAAGGCGTCGGGATCGAAGCCGGGTTGGTCGAACAACTCGCGCCCCTTCCCGTGTTGGGCTAGGTACTGGAGTAGGATGCGATCCGCCTCCGCGCTCAGGTTCCTGCCCTCCAAGGCGCAGTGCACGCCAAGCCGCTTGGCCGTCAACTCGCTTAAGTGCAGTTGGAGCCTCGTCGTCTTGCCGCGTTGCCGACTCGCGCTACCCGGAGCTTTGGCGCCGCGGCGCTTTGGCTCACCAGCGGGCTTTCCGCCCGTCTCCTTGCCGTCTTCCATGAAGGCCGCTCCACCGCCAGGCCGCGAAATCGGCCCAGCACCAGGGTGTTTTGACACCAAAACACCACACCGCCAATCAGCGCATGAAACCAAGGCGCCGGGTCGTTCGCAGCGGCCCGGCGCTCCCCATCTTTGTCGTCACGCCGCCACGCCGATCTTGAGACGGCTCACTATGCGCCCGCTTCTCGGGAATGAGGAGCAGGGGGCCAACCGTGGTCAATTTGCCCGCAGTTGCCGGGGACGCGAGCGGTCGGGGGAATCCTCTCCCACCGACGGCCGATTTTGGCGTAGGATGGAAACATGGCTACCACGCGCAAAACCCCAAAACTGGAACGCCCGGTCAAACTGACCGCCCGCCGCATAGCCTGGGATCAGCTCAGGTCGTACGCCCTCGCGCGCGCGCCGCGAGGCAAGCGGAAGTGGTCCTCCGTTGCGTCTATTCGAACGATCCTCGCAGCCAAAGCCCGCGCCAAGGCCGGGCCGCTCCCGGACGAGCCCAACTTCAACGAAGAGACCATGCAGGTGCTTCGCGACGCCCGGGAAGGAAAGGGGTTGGTTCGCTACGACACTTGGGATGACCTATTCGCGGACCTGGGCATTTGACGTGAGTAGGAAGAAGTCGAGGTCCAGGCCCGTCCCCACGCCGGAACCTCGCCCAAGGCTCGATCCGGTCAGGTCGGTTCGATTCAACAAGGACGTGGCGCGCCAGAAAGCGCGGGGCAAGGACATGTCCAAGCTCCATGCGGTGATCGTCGCCCTGTCAAACCGCCAGCCGTTGGACCCGAAGCACAGGGACCACGCCCTGACCGGGAATCTGACTGGATTCCGCGATTGCCACATCGAACCCGACTGGATCTTGATTTACGAACGCACCGAGACCGAGTTGCGACTCATGAGGACCGGTACGCACTCCGATCTTGACCTCTGATCACCCGCGCCGGCCCGCTGGTTGAGCCGGTTCCTTCCCTCCACTCTTGTAGAGTTCTCGAGGGTATCAGGATTGTTGATACCCTTGGCGGCCCCCAACTGACCACTCGCGCCCGCGCGAGGAGCAGGCTCGGCAATGTGCTTTTATGCGCATTGACCCCAGCGGGGGCCGGACGCCGCTTTTTTGCAAATTGCAAAAAACGCAACCTGCTCAAGAAACCAGGTTTATGGCGACAGGGGTCGCTCGCGCCCTTGCCTCTTTGATGCCTGTTTCTTGCCTGAGCGGGTGGCCAGGTGGAGGGCCTTGCGCGAAAGTTTTTTCGCCCTCGCGCGCACCGAATCCCGTTGTGCCCCCCATAACAAGGGGTAGAGCACACCAGACGATTCACCCCGCCCCAAGCGCATCAGGAGCCATAGCCTGATTACGAATGCGAGCAAAGAGCGGGGTCGCTCGCGCGCTATAACTGAGTGGGTGGTTGCGGCGAATCTTCGAGTTCGCCCTTCTTTATTGGTGAGGGGCCGGACGTTTCACGCCGTGGAACATCCGGCGTCACAACCAGACCCACCGATGTTCCACGCGGGGGGAAAGATTTGATTCCCCGCGAACGCAACGGAAGAACTATTCTCGGACGCAAACTACGGGGCGTAGTAATTCGGATTTCGAATTCCGGCGGCCGTCCGCCAGGTGGGTTCCGGAATAACGAAATTGCGGGATATCGCAAATCGACGGGCCGTGCTCCGCCGCCGCGGTATCATCTTTATGGACGGCCGCCGTCCGCGCGGTCGCCCGTGGTGTATCCAAAAGAAGGACCGGATCGAGCTCTCACCCTCGACCCGGTCTGAATCACCGCATCCAGTGTCTGGCAACAAAGGAGTACGCTTCATTGAGTACTGTACAACCTGAACAACCCCCTAGTCCAGCGGAGCGCCGGTTCGACTTTCAATTTAAGGCGGACCTCTCGCTGTCCCTGTCGTCTCCCCCTGGGTTTTTCGCCTGGGCGTTTGGGCCAGTGGCCCAACTGTTTCGGTTCTTGACGGGCCGTTCTTGACGGGCCGTTAGCCTAGTTGCTTCCCGAGTGGGCGCTTTTGCCCACTCGGGGGCTTCTAGGCCCTTCAATACTGACGAGCCAAAGTCGAAGGGCTTGGTGAACCGCTTTGACCGACCCGCCACGGCGATTGGAGACCGGCATGGAAAGAAAGATTCTCAGGGGGCTGCTATACGTTGTGCTGTTGCTGGCGTCCTTCGTTTACGTCGTCGACGGCTTCTCTGGCCGCGACGTGGCTTCGGCCGGCTACATCGCCCTGGCCGCGTTCATGGCGTTGACGATCAGCGCGCCGCCGCCGGTGGCATCCTCGGTGCCCCCTGCAAAGCTGGCGGCGGCCCCGCCGGCCGTTGAGCCTGATCGAAGCGGTTCACGGCCGCCTCGAACCGCCCCACGAACTGGTTGAGCCCCGCCAGGGGGTCGCCGCCCCGGGCCGTAATCATCGAGCCCAACTCGTCGAAGCGCCGGTTGATCTCGGGTTCGGAGCGCCGGCCGGCCATCAAGCCCCCGCTTGGGTCGAGCGACATGACCTCTTCCGCGAGCGTGGCCGCCCGCGAGCCGGGGGAAACGTCGATTCCCGACGCGCGGGCCTGGTCCAGCAAAGCGCCGATGGCCCGCTGATCGACCTTCTCGCGAGTCTCGTCCCACCAGATCCGGGACAGGCCGTCCGCGCTGAAGAAATCCGATATGCCGACGCCTTTATCGAAGTCCTCAAAATTCCGAGTCGTCTCCCCTCGCGCCTTCATTTCCTCGAAAACCATCCGCCGGGCCTGTTCGCGCAACGAGGCGCCTTGGCCCCGCGTGAGCGTCGAAAACTGGACCGCGGCGTCCACCCGCGCTTGCCGCACAGCCGGATCGGTTCGGCTCATCTCGGCGAAGCGCTTGTCGATCGTTCCCGGCTGGGGGGCCGCGTTGATCACCGGGAGGATGTCTTTCTCCCACCTTCCCCGGGCCGCGTGGAATTCAGACAGGGCCGTCGCGCCTTCGCCCGTCACGCCCTGGTCCGCGAGCCACGCCTCGGCGCTGAAGCCGCGCCCGGCCGCTTTGGCTTGGGCTTGGGCCTTGGCGATTTGGTCGCTCCATCCCAGAGCCGCGCCGATCGTCCCGCGTCCGTCCCCGGCGGTGGCCGCGACGAGTTGCTCGACCTCTTCCGCCCCGCCGCCCCGGGCCGCGTACAAGGCCAAAAGACCGCCGGCCTGCGCCTCGGTGAGCGCCCCACTGGCGACGACATCGCGTGATTCTTTGGACTGTTCGAGGAAGTCGGTGACACTGATCCCGCCGCGCTGCGCCAGTTCGTTGGCCAGCAACAAGCGGATCTCCGCTTCGTTGGCCGTAAGCGATCCCCCTCCCAGATCGCCGATGATCCGAGCCGCCCGGCCCATCTCCGCGCCCGACTGGCCGCTGATGGTCCCCAGACGACCCGACCGTTGAACGAATTCGGCGAATTCTTTCTCGTTCGCGAATCCCCGGGCGCCGAGTTGGGCCTCGGTTCGGAGCGCGGCGGCCCCCTCGAACGAAAGGCCCGTTTGGCTCATCTCGGCGGCCACGGCGCGCAACGCCTCTTGCGTCCCGCCGCCCCGTAGGTTGGCCATTTGCAGCAGCTGGCGTTGAAGCCCGGTCGTCTCTTCGCTCGCCAATCGGGCCTGTTCCCGGGCCTGCCGGAATGTTTCCTCGACGGCCGATCCGGCGGCGGTCGCCGCGCCCATCAAAGCCGTCATGCCGGCCGACGACGCGGTTACGGCCGCCGTCAAAGCCGTCATGCCAACGACGCCGCGTTGATTCAGCGACTCTTGGGCCTGGTGGGCCTTGGCCATCGCGGCGAGTTTTTCCCGGTTCGCCTCCACATAGGCGTTCACGATCTCGCGCTCGCGGGCCTTGGCGGCGGCGGCGGCTTTGTCCTCCGCCTGTTCGCGCTTGTGTCCCTCGGTCGTCGCGGTGGCGGTCTTGGATTTCTCGGCGGCCTCGGCGGCGGCCTTGCCCTGGGCGATCCGCTTCGCCTCCGCCTGGTGGAACGCCTGGGCCTCTTTCTCGGCGGCGGTCTTGTCGAGCGTCAGCTTGATTTCGAGTTCGTCCACGTCAGCCCTCCACAGGCAGAATCAACAGCGCCCGGCGGGGGTCGTCGTCGTCGCCGGGAACGACGATCAGATCGAAGTCGCCGATCGTGACCATGTTGGGGTAAAAGCCGGTGTGCGGCGCCGTTTCGACGCTGGCGCCGTGGCCGTTGACCACGAGCACGCAGGCCGCGAGATGATCCCGCGCGCCGTCCAGTTCCGCTCGCGCCAGGTCAACGGCCACGCCCGCCTCAATGGCCTTCGCGGCGGTCTCCCGCGCCACCCCGAAGGCGTCCCACGCCAGCAGGACCCCGGCGACCATGGCCCGGCGGCCTTGGCGCCAGCGGGCCAGCGCGGCCGCCTGTCGCGTCTCGGGAGAGTCGTAGCCTTGAACTGGAATCCGCATCGTGGTCTCTTCCGGTTGAATTGAAGCCCCCGGCCGGAGCGGGGAGGCAGACCCGTTCGCCGCGGCGTGAGTGAAGCGCCGGGCTCCCCGACCGGGGGGTTGCTTGAAGCCCCGGCCCGGTGGCGGAAACGATCCGCCTTCGTCGCGTTCTCTCTATCCGCGACGAATCCGGGCCGGAGTGGCTCGGTGTTACTTGATGGCCCTCAGGCCAAAGCCGCCGGACCCTCGCTCCACGACGCCGCGCAAATGGGCCGCCATCTCGGCGCCAAGGGCCTGCTGGTCGCCGGACGGCCTCCGGGGCTCGGGAGCCGGGGGAGGCGCGGGCGCGGGCCGGCGGGAGATGTCGGTTGGCGTCTGGCCAACGGGCTTTAGGCCGAAGCCGCCGCCGTTCCGGGCCGCCCATTGCAACGCGACGGCCTCCACCGATCCGGGGGCCGGGCCGGGAGGCGGGTCGCCGTTGACGAACCCCACGCCCGCGCCGCCCTGGGTGGTCGCGGCGAACATGAAGGCGTGTTTGGGGTCGGCCTTCAGCGCCGCCAGCCGCTGGGGCATGGGCGCCGCGCCGTCCTCATACGAGCCCTTGATTAGCTCTTCCGCCAGCAGCGAGCGAGCGCCCGGAACAACGTCCGGGTCGCCATTGAGCAGGCTGATCGCCTGATCGGTAAGCGACATGGGGGGCTCCTCAGTTGGTGGAGATGCCATCAAAGTTCGTCCAAACGTAGGTGCGGGGCGATTCATCCAGGATTGTCGCTATGTGCAAGCATCGGTCGTCTCGCCACCGGGGATCGGCGACGATCTCCGCGCCGCTGTAGGTCGACCAGACGAGCCCAAAGCCGCGTTCGATCGAAACCGCGTTCATGACCGCTCCGCCGAACGCCCCCGGGAACTCCCGCGCGTCGTCGTTGAGCTCGACCTCGGCGAGCTTGCCCCGGTCGCCGTAGTCGCCTTGAGCGTGGCGCTTCAGGAACGGCCGCAGGTCGTCGCGGGCGGGGCCAGGGCCGAGCCTGTGGATGCTGGTCGACGCTTGGACCACGCCCAAGGCGAGCCCCCCATAGGCCACGCGGGGGGGCCGAGGATGCTTCTCGCGGAGCATGTCGGCCACCGCGTTCAGGCCCATTTCGATGAGCCGGTTAATCTCCGCGTCAATCGGCTCGTCGTCGTGCAGGGACACGGGCGCCATCCGGCAATCGGCGGACTGGAAGGCGGCCTCCAGACGTCCCGGCTCGTCGCAGACCGGGCTCACGTCATCCAGAATCGCGCCGTTTTCAATCGGCTGGTAAATGGAACGGGTCTCGGGCGTCCCATCGGGGCGAACGGATGGCCGGCAGGCGTAGGTTCTGCCCCGCCGCTTGACGAGCCATTGGCCCTGGATCAGCCGGGCGTCCGGGAGGGGCGGTTCCGGGCCCTTGGGGGCTTCGGGCTCGGGGGCCTCGGGCTCGTCGGTCTGGTCCCCGGGGGGCTTGCTCCAAAGCGGATCAACCGCCTGTTTCCTCGCGGGCTTGGGCTTCGGCGCGGCGGCCTCGGCCTCGGCCTCGGTCGTCTCGGTCGGAAGCGTGAACACGTCTTGATCGGGCATCGTTTTTAGTCCTCATCTTCTTCGCTGGGCGCGGGAACCGACGACCACGACGGGTTGAGCCCCGGGATGACGATCGACGGCCGGGCCCCAACGAACTTCGCGAGTTGTTCCGCCAGGTCGCGGGTTGAAACCTTGTTCTCCATCGCCTCCCTCAGTGTGTCCTCAATCGCGTCGACGGTGGCGTCGGCCGCTTCGCCGTAGCCGGGGTCGCGACGGTCTCTCAGGTCGTCCAGGAAGTCGCGAAGCGTCTGAACGTTCTCGGCCGCCAAGTCGCCGTCGACGCCCTTGGTCGCGGGGTGCGGCCCCTCCAGAAACTTCGCCAGGTCCAGCAGGTCGTCGAACGTCGCGGCCATCGTCAGCAGGCGGTCGACCAGCTTGTCGATCCCGCTCTGGCCGTCCGGGGCTTCGGCCCGGAGCTTTTCGCGGATCGCCCCCCGGATCGTCTGGGGTCGCTTCCGCTTGCCGCTTGGGTTGCCTGATTGGCCGGCCGCCCATCGGCCGCCGGGGCCTCTGGCGATGGTCGACATGGCTCGTGCTCCAACGTGGTCTGCAGGCGCGGCCTAGTCGCCCGCGCCGCCGTCGATGAACCGAAGGATTTCCAGCTTCTTCGCCGGGGTGTCCGCGTCGGTGACCAACTCTTCGGCCCACTCCACAAGGCGGGGCTTGGTCGCGTTGGCCCGCCTCGGCTTCGCCAGGGCGGCCTTGATCGCCTCGCGGGCCTCGGTCGCGCCGGTGGTCGTCGCCGTCGTCATTGCTTAGTCCTCCTCCTCCAAACCAAGGGCGTCGTAGACCGAGGCGACGTAGCGGTCGGCCGCGTCCAGTTCGGCGGCCATTGCGGCTCGAATGCGGGCGATGCGGGCGCGGACGGAATCGACGGCCCCGGGCGCGATCAGGTCGGCCGTTTCCTCCGCGTGCCGTTGAGGGAGATTTGTCAGCAGGTCGCAGATCGCGCGAAAGCTTTTGCCGGCCCCCACCCGGTGCTGGTGACCGACGGGGACTTCGGCCGCCGCGATGGCCGCTTGGACGTGCGGCTTGGGTCCGGTGACGATGATGGTCGGCGGCACGGATCCGTAAATCGACACGAGGCATCTCCTTTAGTCGTGGACCTTGGCGGGGTCCAGTTCCGCGAGCACGACGCCGCTCGGGTCGCAGTCGCACGGGCCGCCCTTGGGGCGCTCGCAATGCTCGTCGTGAAGGGTCGTCAGCGAGTAGACCTTGCCCGGCCGGATGTCGTCGGCCGTGATCGCCGCGAGCGAATCGAGCGTTCGGGCCGCCCGCGGCTTCCTTCGCTTGGCGGCGCAGGCGCGGGCGGCCTTCGCCTGCGCTCTTAGCTGCCCCTCGCTCGGTCGTCGTCGTCCCAAAGCGGCGTTCTCCGTCGCGCGTCGACATTGACGCTTGCACACCACCCTATTCTACCACGTCGGATCGAATGGTGAAGGCGTGTGTTCTTAGATTTCTGTCTAAAAACGGGTTTTAGGGCCGGTTTTTCCGGCTGGTTTCAGACCCGACCCATCAAACGATTCAACTCCGCCAGCCACGCCCCCGGGCCGTGCGTCGGCGGGGGGCCGTCGAAGACGCCGGAGTCCTCTTGGATCGCCCGGCGCTCGGCCTCCCATTCGGCCAGGG